TTAGTCTCAATGACAAGGTTAGTAACGTTGTATTTCTTACAACCTCTAAGAATATCTAGAAGTGTGTTGTCGGAGTAACCGTCCCGGTAGGAACGCATCTCATGAACGTACAAGAAACCGTTACGTTGGCTTATGTAAGTGGCGGCTGTTTCGTCAGTACCTCGTCCAGAAGGGTCAATACTGCAGATGGTTTCTTGATACGGACCCCATTCTCCTTGAATTTGCATTGGGGAGTAGAAATAATCACCCGGTAAGCCAACCGTAGGCAAATCCTTGAGCACATTACGAGGGTCACTGCACCACACAATAGAATCCGGCGCTTGAGTCGGGTTAACAGAGGTAATGATAAGGTCTGCAAATTTAAGTGGGAACTTTTCTGCATCACTGAGAGATGTGTCCAACATGAACTGCAACATGAAGTTGCTCCGACCCATAGCTGCTTCCCGTTCTAGCAGGTCTTCATGGGTAAATCGGTCAGCATCTGTTACGTCCCAGGCTTCAGCACCGTTGTCGATGTCTTCTTGAAGCTGAGGGGCGATAAGTCCTTCGTAATTAGATAGTTTACGAGGTACACGAGCTGGCCAAACAAAGGGGCGGTAGTTACGTTCTGCAAGTTTACGGTAGATGGTAAAGGTGGTTTGTGGGGTGCCAAGATACATAATCCGGCTATCTTGTTTAGGCGTAAGGATAGACTCAGCCTCAGTACACAACTGAAGGAGTTTCTCACGCATCATCTCAGTCATGGAGTTACCAGGGACTTCGATGTCATCAAGAATCATCAGGTCAGCACGTGAACCAGTAAGCTGACCAGTAATACCCACGGACTTAACAGACGGTGCTTGGTGCGGTGAACAGTTAACGTCAAAGCTGATACGACTCCAACGGGCATCATCCGACTTTGGTCTTAGATGTACTAGCCAGGGTGTCTCAATAATCAGCTTCTGAAGGAAGATACTCATGTTGTCTGCACGTTCTTTAGACGCGGAGATGATCATGATCTTCTTCTCAGGGTTGTTGAAGAGTGTCCAAAGCACAAAAGCACCAGTAATCCAAGATTTACCAACTCCTCGGAAAGCTTGGATCTGTAAACGCTTAGGACCGTGTTGCAGATAGTCGGCAATAGCGTATTGTGCACGGGTGGGTGAAGGCAGATCTAACTGCCCCCACAGTGCTTGTAGAAATAGTTTAAAATCCTGTTGAAGGGACTCTAACACGGAGTCCCCTCTAGCAGGCTCTATACGGCGTTTTCTAGGCATAGATGATAGAATGTACCTAAAGGTGGTTTAAAGGGCATTGTAGGGGCTTCTAAGCCTTTCTAAGGTCTTTTAACGGAGTCATGCCTCCAAATTCTTTATATTTTTTATGGAAGAATGGTTTAGTTCGCTCAGCATAAGTAGTAAGCATTTCAAATAAATCGTTTACCCCAACACCAGTAGCATTTGCTAAATCACCAAGAGCTACATCAGCGTTTTTACCCGCTTTGCCTTCTAATCCAAGGTCTTTAATAAATTGGTGAAATTGGTTATGTGGTAAAATTTCGCTAAGAACCATATTGTCAATACCTCTACCACCTTCAAGACCAAGTTTTTTCTGATGTGCTGATAGGTTAATTTGGACAACAGGATCAGTACCTAACCCTTGAGCAAGCATTGTTTCAGCAGCATCTTTGTTTCCAAAATCGTGATGAAGTTGCTTACCTTTCCAATCTTTTTCGTCAATCCCTAAAGCATCAAACAGTTTTTTCCTAGAACCATAAGATCTCCCGTAAAGAATTGGGGACGGATTATCTGCATCTAATGGTCTACCTGCAATATCATACAATTTACGTTGAGCTGCAGTATCTCCAAATTTTGCAGATGAATAAAGTTCTAACATTTGGCGTTCTTTACGAGCAGCTTGGCGTAAGCGAATTTGACCGCCTTCACTAATTAGCTCTAGAGGGCTCCACGTCATGTATTTTGGATCCAAAGACTGTACAGCCGCTGTGTCCAAATCTGCAGGTTCAATTGTACCTTGAATAAGCTTTTGTGCCCAAGGTGAACGTTGCATTTGCAAACGTGAAGCTGCACCAATGTTTCTATCTTGAGCTTTTACAAAAGGAACACCGGCATTTTCAGCAGCCTGCCGTAAAGTCAAAGGTGCTTCCATTTCAGGAATCCATTGACCAGCTTTAGCGGCTTTTTTTAAACGTTTACTTTGTTTAGCAAGTGGTATTGCTGTTTTAGCTGTAAGTTGAGCAGCTTTAGCAGCACCACCTGTAGCAGCTCCAATAGCTACATCACCAGCTAATCCAACAATCCGTTTATCAATGTTAGTTTTTTCACTAACAAACTCAACACCTTGGTCATACAAATCCAATGCAGAGCCAACACCTTTAACAACAGCTTCACCAACTGGACTAGATTCTTTAATCTTTTGAGCTGTAAAAGTTACTGCACTGCCTACAGTTTGTAAACCACTGCTAACTGCACTAACAACTCCAGGTAGATTTTGTGTCGCCCAGTTCATACCAGAGGAGACAACACGATCTATTTCTTGAGTACCAGCGCGAAACTTTCCTTCTTGTTTAAGTTTGTCGTGAGTAGCTTTTGATTGCCAGCCATAGTTTTCACCAGACCAGTATTTATCTTTTTGTTTGTCTCCAATGTTAGGCATTAGTTAAAAAGCCGCCCCTTTTGGAGCGGCGGTATTAGGTTAATTAGCCGCGTGGACCTTTGCGGCGTTTCTTCTCGGCTTCTTGTTTAATCTTCAAGCTTTTAGCCATAGATTCTTTACGAGCCTTTTCAACTTCAGCTTTGAAACTTTCACTCTTAGTACCCATTTTCCGCAGTTCATCAGCCTGCTGTTGCATAACTGATTTACCAGTTTTTTGAACTGAGTACTTTTGTCCATCTGCAATAGGACCAACCTTGGATTCAGCTTTACGCTCACCAAACGCAGGACCAGCATACTCCTTACCAGTAGGAGAACGCATCACAGTTGCGCTACGAGTTGTGTTTGCAGGAGGCTTGGGTTTGGGCTTAGCTGCCGCAGGTGCAGCAGGTTTAGGTTTAGGTGTAGTAGATGCAGCGGGTGCGGGCTTTGGCTTCGGCTTGGCGGCAACAGGAGCAGCGGGCTTGGGCTTTGGCTTCGGCTTGGCGGCAACAGGAGCAGCGGGCTTGGGCTTTGGTTTAGCAGCAGGAGGTTCTGGTTTTGATTCGCCTGCAGTAGGTTTACCTTTTACTCGTGCAGTTCTAGTTTCACCGCCAGCAGGTCCAGCCATAATTCGCAGCTGTTCACCAATACTTGGTCCGCCTTGAGATGAACTTAAACCACGACGAGATGCCATAGATTCTGAAGAATCTGGATGGGAAAGTCTGTAATTACCTTTTCCATCGGTATAACGATATGCTTTATCACCAGAAGGTAACGTTACTAGCACTCGTTTCCATTGAGGTTTTGCCATTGTTTAGTTGATGTGTGATAGGATCATCCCTTCACGGGACGGGTTAATACCAAAAGTCTGTCTCATCCACGTGAGCCAGTTATTCGTTCCTTTGTTCTGATTACATTTCCTGCAGGATGGAACCAAATTTCTTGTGATAGTCTGTCCTCCATTAAAACGAGGTACAACGTGATCAAGAGTAAGTTCATGTAGTTCATAATGTTCTCCACAATAGACACATTGACAATTGAAGTGTTCTTTAATGGCTCTACGCCACATCCGTTTTGCTTCAGGACTTGTCATGGTTATTAGGTTTTGTAGGTAATGATCAGGACTGGGGAAGAGCGGTGTCATGCGTAACGTTGGCCTTTACGGGGACGACGGCGGTTAGTTGAGGGTTTCTCAAGCTTACCTTTGTTAGGTCCGGTGTGAGATGCATCCATTCCGTCACCGTTGCCGTAAGTGCCAAGTTTTCTGTTCAGCTTATTAGCAGCAGTGCGGATTTTAAGACCGGCGTTGGTCTTATTGTACCTTCTTTGCTGTGCTCTGCGACGCTTACGTGCCGCAGGATTGCCCTTATAGTATTCAGACGTGCTTTGAGCCATATAGCCTCCGTTGCACCATCTCAGGGTCTACCTTAGGCATCACAGACGCCAGTTTATCCAGTGGGTTACCGTCGTAAGCAACACCACTAATGTCATTCTTGGCTAGCCAGTCACACGCAGCCTTGAGGTCTTGTGTGCTGG